CTCTTTTCCTAAATAATGATCTATATTATAGATTTCAAATATTCTTAGAATAGTACCTAGATGCTTATCTTGATGAATTCTAGCTATGTTTTCAGCACTATCTTCAGTTCTAATTTGTATATTAGTATATTGTGGGTTGTAACTAGTAGAATCTACATATGCATGCTCAGCTAAACCATTAAATGGAGTAGTGATACCACTATAGCTTACATTGAATACTGGCAGTTTGATGATATGGGCATCATTATCATCTTTAAATCCATTATATTCTGTATCATCAATAACTTCATATCCATTATGACCCACAGCCTCACAGATAGGGAATACTGTATCTAGGTCAATTACTAATTCATTACAAGTAATATCCGCATTTCTGCCCTTATAGTTTAAAGAGAAATGGAATCTATTAGCTTTGAATTTAGTAACAAGTACATCTTGCTCATTATCTTTATAATAGAAGTTTGTATTTACATTAGGAAATACAAATTCATTTGTAGATAATATTCCATCAGAATCTAAATTTTCTTTATCTAAATGAATATTAATCTTATATGGATACTCAATCTTAGTTGAGTTAAGATGATTATCTGCATATGTCTTATATATTGGTTTTAATATATGGTCATATAGGTTATTAACTCGCCCAGTAGTTTTAATATTAAATGTACTATTACCTGCATTATGTGCATCTCTAGCCACATCTACGCTAGGAAAGTCAATAGTTATGTTTTTATTATCAGGGAATATATATTCATCTGCTTTTAATAAGACTGCATTTGCATTATTTAATTCATAGGTATCTGTGTTATAGATAAACCCACCGTGTAATGTATTCTTACCATTATTAAAGCCTTCTAATACACTAGATTCTTTAATAGCAGTAGGGATCTTATTAATCTCTGCAGTTAGAGTGGATGTAGTGTTGGATTCCAACACTACATTATTTTCTTTTAAAGCTTCCTTAGCAGATTTAATATCTTCATGGAGAGCTTCTAGGGTTTGAATAATTTGATTAGAAGTATCAGACATTATTGATTACCTCCACGAAGTTCTTTAAGTTTTTCATTGATTGCAGTCAATGTAGTATTTAACTCTTCTTTAGTCACTAAATTAGAAGTATCTACAGTTGGAGCTGGGATTGCAGCAATAGCTTTTTGCAGTTCAGTCTTAGTAGTAAACTTATTATCCAATTCACCTTTATTATAAAGGTCTTGAAGTTTCTTATTTTGATACTTAGTTACAAAATAGCGGTTATCATCTTGAGTAATATTAGCAGCTGGGATAGCTTTGATTTCTTCTTTAGTAGCTAAGGAAGAAGTATCTACAGTACCACCATTATTACCTTGAATCCACTCAGTACCATTCCAGAATACAGGTGCACCTAGAGTGGTGTCAAAGTACATTTGACCAACAATAACATGCTCAGTTGGACGGTTTTCGGTAGCTCCAGAATGAATAATTGGCACAGTTACGTATGTCATATTTTTCATACGGTTAACTTTACGTGGAATTATTCTAAACCCAGTAGTGAAAATATGTTTGGAAGTCATACCATCAATACTATATGGATGGAGATACCCAGATACTTCTTCACGAATTGCTTTTAAAGTAAGAGTTTTAGCATCCTCATCAACTGCTGTAATTTCAAATGAAACAGATGAACCAGAGTCATAATTTTCTAATACGGTACCAACATTGACTATCTTACCATTCATAGTGCCATTTTTAAATCTTGGTAATTCACCGAATGTAGCTGTATATAATTTATCTTCCTCACTATAAGTAAGAGAAATTATAGTAGACTCAGCTCTATATATAGTTACTTTTTTAGTATGCTCATACGTAGATACATATGCAAAGTGACCATATTTTTCTGGATCTACATCGGTAAAGATATCACCTTTAACGCCAGCAGTATTTTCAGAATAATCTGTACCTTTGCCTTGTAAAGGAGTACCTTCGGAGGAGCCAATATAAATAGCACCTAATTTACCACCTTCTGCTTGGTCAAGACCATTCATGTTACGGTCTGTGCCAATAAATGGTCTAGAAATAAAGTCCGTATTCATAGTATTATAACTTTCAACCATATAACCAGATTTATCATAAACTAGATTAACGCCTTTTTCTTGGAAGAATTTTAAATTTGCAGATTCTGTAACACTATGAATTGATAATGGAATTGTAGTATTAAAGTATGCAAAGTAATCAATTTTATTAAGTACTTCTGCAAAATTAGTATCAAAGTTATTAAATGATACATTGGATACATTAATAATATCTACTTCACTATCTACTGAAGATAATGAAATGAACGATGGCACATTGCCGTCGTTAATTGCTCTATCAATATTAAGGGGTTTTAGATCCAGTCTAATATCAGAGATTGTAGCACCAGCAGTACAATCGATAGTTAAAACATCATTTGGGGTACCTAAATCATAGTAACCTTTATAAGATAGATTGGATAAGTTATAACAAGTTATGTTAACTTGATTACCAACTCTTTTAGCGATTTCTTCATCATCATAAACAATATCGATATTCTTAAAAGAAGCTTTAATAGAAACGGATATATTATTTTCACAGTTCTTTGTAAGAATATTCTCAATTTTATTATTATTGGAATACTGTCCATTCATTTCTATAGAATAGTCCATACCCTCAATAATAATATTTTTAACTTCAGAATCAAAAATACCACAGTTCATATAGATTGCATAATAGCCTTTATTATATTGCATATTAGTGCAAGTGAAGTTATAGAACTTGTAACCATAGCTATTGAAGCCATCATTAGAATCTTGAGTGAAGAATACACAATAAATAGATTGAGATTGGAGTTGAGATCCTTCAGCTGGTAGCTCAAGATTGTTTACTGTAAAACCATCAATTTTTACATTATAACCACGAGTTTGAGTAAAGCTTTCAGGACGTAGTTCTAAACCAGTATAATTACCTTCACGGTTACCATGAAATTCAAGAATAGTTTTATATCTATTTTGAGCATGGATATTAAGGTATTTATGACGATCGCCTGGAATGAATACAGAAACTTTATTAGAAATTTTATATGTACCATCTGGGAAGATTACTTCTGTATAGTTCTCATCACGTACTTTTCTAAAAAGTTCATTTAACTTTTCAGTTACGTCAGTAGCACCAGTATTATCAATACCGAAATCTACTACGTTAATTGGTTTGCCAGTATATACTTTAGATTCGATACCTTTAATATCAGAACCTACTTTACGAGCAAAAGGTTTAAGAGTTTTCTCAATAGCCTGTTTAAAGTCAGCCATGTCAGAATTTCTCCTTTCAAAAATTTAAATAAAGGAGAGATGATCATAATGATCATCTCTCATTTTGTATTACTTTATTGTATATTCAGTTTTATATTAAGCTATTAACCTACAGGTGGGGCAGCTACGTATACATGATCGCCAGGTTCGTCAGGGGCAGAATGAATAGTACCGCTTTTACCAGCTTCATATTCAGCAACCAAATCAAGTGTACTGAAATCTAAAGCTTCTTCTTTAACATAACCTGTCAAATCAGGAGCAGCAGCAGTGATTACGCCTTCTCCAGAGATAGAAATGCCAGGACCAGCAGTTAATTTAGGTTGAACTTCTGCTGCTTTTGCATAGTCTGCTAAAGTAGTAGTCAAAGATGCAGTAGTTGCATAATCACCTAATTTAGTAGTTAATGCTGCAGTAGTAGTATAATCAGCCAATTTAGTATCTACAGCTGTAAGTGTAGAATAGTCAGCTAATTTAGTATTTAAAGCTTCTTCTTTAACTAAACCAGCAACTTTACCATCGACTAATGTAGTAATTTGCTCTGTAGTGGAATATGCGCTAAGATCAGGGGCTTGGTTAGGAGCCGTAGCGGAGATTACACCTTCTTCAGAGATTTGGATATTAAGACCGGCTTGAAGTTTATCTTGCTTGCCTTCTTTTAATTTTTTAATATCGACACCAACCGCTCTCGCAAATGGTGCTAATACTTTTTTCAATTGGGCTTGTATAGAAAGAGCCATTATTGAATTCTCCTTTCAAAATATTATTCTAACGAGTAAACATATTGCTCGCTACTAGTATGTTTCGAGAAACTAGTAGCGAGAATATTTCTTAAAATTAGTTAGCACCTTCGTTGTATGCGTCAAGCATCAAGTTAGGATCTAATTCTTCTTCCTCTTCTTCGCTTGCTTTAGGAGCAGCTGGAGTAGGAGCAGGAGTTGTAGTTGCAGAAGATGCTTCTGTACTAGGAGTTGCAGCTGGAGTGGATGCTACAGGTTGAGTTTCGCCAGTAGCTGGAGCTACAGGAGCAGTTTCAGTACCAGTAGTTATAGCAGGAGCTGGGGACTCAGTATGAGTTTCTGTATTAGCTACAGAAGCTGCAGGAGATTCTATGTGAGCTTCTTCACTTGTTGCAGGTTGAACTGCAGGAGTACCTTCAGTACCAGTAGTTACTGCAGGTTGTTCTGTGTGAGTTTCTTCACTTGCTACAGGAGCAGCTGGGGACTCAGTGTGAGTTTCAGAACCAGTGTTTACTACAGGAACTAGAGACTCAGTATGTGTTTCTTCGCTAGTTGCAGGTTGAACTGCTGGAGTACCTTCAGTACCAGTAACTGGGGATTCAGTATGAGTTTCTTCGCTAGCTACAGGTGCAGTTTCTGTGTGAGTTTCAGAACCAGTAGTTACTGCAGGAGATTCTGTATGAGTTTCCTCAGTAGTAGCTACAGGAGCTGCAGGTTGAGCTGTTTCGGAACCAGTTGTTACTGTAGATTCTTCAGTAGTACCAGTGGAAGGAGCTTCAGTGTGAGTTTCTTCGTTAGATACAGGTGCAGTTTCAGAACCTGTGTTAACAGCTGGAGACTCAGTATGAGTTTCTTCACTAGTTGCTGGAGCTGCAGGAGTGCCTTCAGAACCAGTAGTTACAGCCGGAGTGCCTTCAGTGTGAGTTTCTTCACTTGCTACAGGATCAGCTGGGGACTCTGTATGAGTTTCAGTACCAGTAGTTACAGCAGGAGCTTCTGTATGAGTTTCTTCAGTAGTTACAGGTGCAGTTTCTGTACCGGTAGTAGGAGCAGCTGGTTGAGCTGTTTCAGAACCGGTAGTTACAGCAGGAGCTGGAGCTTCTGTATGAGTTTCACCAGTAGTAGGTTGATTTACTACAGGGGCTGCAGGTTGTTCAGTATTACCAGTTACTGGAGCAGCTGGAGTATTACCTGTTTGATCTGCTGGTTTAGGTTTATTTTCACCAGTAGCACCATTATATGCATCAACCATGAAGTTAGGATCTAATTCTTCATCTTCATGATGTTCAGTATTACCTGTAGATGGTTGAGGATTTGCAGGTGTTTCAGTGTGGGTTTCACCTGTAGTTGGAGCAGCTGGTTGAGCAGTTTCAGAACCAGTATTCACAGCTGGAGTACCTTCAGTACCAGTAGATGGTTGAGGATTTGCAGGTTGTTCAGTTGTACCAGTAGAAGGAGCTTCAATGTGGGTTTCTTCATTAGCTACAGGAGCAGCTGGTTGAGCTGTTTCAGAACCTGTATTTACTGCAGGAGTACCTGTTTCAGTATTACCAGTAGCAGGGTTAGCTGGAGTTACGGCGGAATTTTCACCTTCAGTTGTACCAGTGGAAGGTGCCTCTGTATGAGTTTCTTCACCAGTAGTTGGATTTGCAGGTTGTTCAGTATGAGTTTCTTCAGGTTTATTAGGTTGAGCTTCTTCATGTTTAGGCTCCTCATTTTTACCGTGTTCATATGCGTCAACGATATCTTTACCTAATTTGTCATCATGCTTATCTTCTGCAGTTGCAGTATAAGTAAGACCAGAAATTACCCAGCCAGCACGAGCTGCACCGTCAGCGATAGCTTTAAGGTTACCAGCAACTGTAGAGCCTCTGAAACGAACTTGTTTATCTTCATCTGGACCATTGTCGCTCATAGCAGCCAATACAGATGTAATAGAATCTTCATCCAATGGACAGTTAGTTAAATCAAGACCAGTGTTCAATTTACCAGTCAAACGAAGTGTGCTCAAAGCGGTAGCATCTTTAAACATATCTTTTGTTGTAGTCAAAGAGCCTACATTCAATTTTAATGCTTTCAAAGATTGACAGCCTTTAAACATAGATTCAGCATTTTGTAAACCAGGAGTCTTGATTTCAACTTGTTCCAATTTGGAACAACCTTCAAACATACCTTTTGCGGATGCTAAGTTTTCAGAAGTAGTCAATTGAACTTGAGTTAAGTTTTGGTTATCTCTAAACATGTAGTTTGCAGATTTAACTTTAGCCAAGTTCAATGGAGCTAATTCATTCAATGCCAAAGCACCATCAAACATGTAGTCTGTGTATTCAGTATCATCAGTATTTAAGTTATTATCCAACTTAGTTAATGTAGCATATTCTTTAGGGTATGCAACTTTAAGGAAGTTGTAAGCATTCTTAGATACTTTAATGAAGTTAGCAGAAGAATCTTGATTTAATTCAGAATCTTCAATTACACCAGCTGGTTTCAAACCACGGATATTACGAACGTCAATGGAAAGAAGTTGGTTTTTGAAGTCGATAGAAGCATCGAATTTAACCACGATTTTTTCATCACGTTGGATTACGCCATTAGCGGAGTAAGTGGAAAGACCAATGTGTTTATTAGTCCAATACTCAAAGTTACGTACTTTACCAGCAGCACGTTTCAATTCACCATCTTTTACATAATCGATTTCCCAGATTTCTTTAGCACCTTCAGAGAGAAGAACTTTATAGTTATCATCTGGATTAGAGAATACGAAAGAGATTAATAAAGAACGGCGGATCTCAGCTTTGATGTCCACCATATTAGCTTTAGGACAAGCACGTTTATTATCGCCACTAGCGGTAGAATAAGGGTTACAATTGGTAGGGTCAATTACATTATCAATTGCCATTTAGTTACCTCCATTTATAAAAATATTATTATTAAATTACCATAATGTTGAAAAATATTGAGGAAGGTCATTAATGACCTTCCTCTAGATATTTTTATTATTTGCTGTTAGGAGACCATTTTTGAGCCATAAGAGCTTCGATAATACGGTCAGTAGATGTTTTAACACCAAGGGAGTTAGCAGAGTTAAGGGAATGACCTACACGAGCTTGTTTCATAGCACGGTTAGCAGTATATCTTTCAAGCAAGTTTTTAGGTAAGTTCATAATCTTACGAGCTGCCATTTGACGTTGTTCAGATTCAGTCAATTCTGGATCTTCGTGGAAGTAGTCAGTAGCTACATCAAGAAGTTCAGTATATTTGTAAATCATTTCTGTGTATACAGATTGATATCTACGACCGAATGTACGAGTATCAGAGATGATACGACCATCTAAAGCAATTACTGTGGAACCATCAGCAAAGTTGAATGTGAATTTATGAGGACTAACTTCTTTAGATTCAGTAATAGCAATCTTATTAGTATTTTCAACTTCTTTACCGTTTTCATCTGTAGTTTTCTTATCAACAGATTCAAGGATTTTAGCTTTCAATACGTCAGAGAAATCTTCATATGGTTTTTCAGGTTCTGCGGAACGACCATCAGAAACTAATTTGCCAGCTTTATCGAATTTAACTACAGTGTCATCGGAGTAAACGATTTCAATGAAACCTTCTTTATCGATTTTAGCTTCTTTGATTTGAGTTTTAGTTAAACGGATAACTGCAGCTTGGTATTCTTTAACAATTTCAGGATGCTCAGCAATTACATCTTCAGGACGTTGTACTACATAGTAGCCAGAGCCTTTAAGAGAATTGTAGTCTTCAGCATCACCATGAAGGTTACCTTCATCGTCAACTAATACTTCGATTGCAGTAGCACGACGATCTTCTACTTCAACGTTTTCAGTTGGACCATAAGTGATTTTAATAGCAACTGCAGTTTCTTGAACTTCAGATTCCATTAAGCCACCTAATTTACCAGGAACGTAGCAACGTTCATCTAATGTTTTACCTTGAGCTTTAGCTACATCAAATGGGGATACGTATTTGTATTTGTCAGTTTTCAATACTTTTTTAACTGTTTCATCAGTATGGTCAAAAGCATTGCGAACAAAGTTTAAGACTGTACCATCTGTATATGTGACAGTACCAGTACCCTTTTTATCAGCATCTTCTCGGAATACGCCATCAATCTTATTTGCAGGAGCTGCAGTAGGTTGAGTAGCAGTAGTGCCAAGTACTTCATTATCAGGCATAATACTTTCTCCTTCTAGAAAAAATAGAATTAATAAAATAATGACCCCAATGGTTTTTCACCATTGGGGTAAACCATTATTCATATGTCTATAATTATTTTCTACGTTTTTTAGTTTTAGGAGCTTTAGGTTCTGCAGCTTTTGCTTTTAAACCATTTTCATAAGCTTTAAAACCAGTGGAGATTGTAGAGCATAAACGTTGATAGTTAAATGCTACTTCTTGGAAAATACCAGATACTTCTTGTTTAGTCTTCATAGAATGAAGAGCACCACTTAAGAGAAGCATCATTGTATATAGACGCATCATTTGAACTTTATCACTGAAGTTAGTTGTAACTACAAGAAGTTCCATTAAGATAGAGAAGATATTTACAGATTCTAATTCAAAAGAAGTGAATTCAGAAATGGAATCCATAAATACACCTACATTAATATTCTTAATATTAAGACGAGCTAAAGCGTCATGGATAGCTTCAACGTTACGTTGTTGATGTTTGAACGCTTTACCTACGTTGAGGTAAGATGGTTTGTCATTCAATGCTTTATATAAGAAACCATATTCCTTAGCATCATTATTAGCATTCAATACATTAATACAGTGCTCATGAACTTCAGGATTATCTGTAGAATCCATAATACGATTCATTTCAGTAATACGGTTTTCATAAGTTTCTTCAATATAGTCTTCTAATAACTTAGATATTTCTTTAGTTTCTTCAAGGCTATTAACTTTCTTAACTGCAGTATCAACTAAGTCACGACCTTTATCCATAAATGCATTACCGCAGATTTCACGAATGAAACCTTCGATAAAGAATTTATAAATTGTCATATCATTAGTATTGATACCGAGTTTATTAGCTTGAACTAAAAGCTCTTGTTTAGCATGAGGTCCTAGAATCATCAAAACGTCAGATTGAGGATCATTTTGAAGGGAAGCATATGTATGAATAATATCTTGATATACTTCATCAGATAACTCAATATCTTTGAAGTCCTCAGATTCATCTTTTTGATGTTTGACGTCTTCTACGGTGATATTGATATTATCGAACTCTTTTAGGATTTTTTCCAATTCTTCACTATCGATAGAACTTTCGACATCTTCGGAATCTCCATCGGAGCTAGTAGTTCCGCCTGTGCTTTCAACTGTAGTAGTGTCGCTTTCACGTCCGCTCTCAACT